TAGCTTTGGCAGTGCCCTCTTTCTTTACCATTTCACCATGACGGCAATCAAAACGAACATCAACGATTTCGCCAATAGATTCAATAGTTTCACCAACAGACCAAGCCACCGGTTTAGGATCTTCGCTAGGATTATTTGAAACGAGATGAAGTGCAGCTTCCATTGCAGCTGATCTAGATCCGGGTGCACCATATTTCGGCTTCGGTATTTCCGAATTTCCATTATTTACCTTTGCCATTTCTTCTCGAGAAGCTCTTTTTCCTTTAGTCGCAAAACCCGCATTTGCAAGTGCTCTACCGATCGCTGAAGTCTCGCAATTTTCCAATGCAGAAGTAGCATTAACGCCACGATCTGCAATGACTTCAGATGCGACACCAGACGAGAAGGGTTTTTCCGCATCGCTGGTCTTGAATAATTTGCAAACAACAATGAATCGAGATTGGTTATGCTCGACGATGTCTGTTTCAATTCTGCCGTCTGGATATGCTTGGTGCCATTTTTCCAACCGGCTTTCCACTGTTTCATAATCATCTAAATTAAACCCCATTTTCTTTTTCCTTTTCTATCCATTCTCCTGCTTCACTACCCCAATCGGCATCCATTTCAGCATCAAGGATAGTTTTGTAGAGTGCTGCATAGGCGATAAGATCTTTAACTGAGTCTTCATGGGATGGAGTTTCAGTAAGCCTAGAAACCTTGACCAAGCCCATACATAATGCAGCCTGATGTGCTGTGATTGGCATATCGAGATAAGCTGACCAGAGGTCTGCGATTCTCTTATGGTTGTAGTACGGATGTCCATAGACCGCTCCACGCTGGTGGATTGTAGTAATGGCATCGTTGAATAGACTCTCAGTTGTGGTTGGCATGATCTTGTTTTCTGATTGAAACTTTCCAACCATCGGCACGGCCACGCCAATAGCCATTCTCAAATCCTTTGTCATAAGCCGCTTTGAACAGTGAGTAAATCACAGCTGTGCCAAAGCCACTGGCCATGAGAAGCCAGATAATCATTTGATCACTTACGTTTTCCATTTGTAGCCCTTCTGCCAGCCGTATCTCGGTGACTGGAGAAGTATCAGGCTTAACTTAGGATAAAGGAAATAACCGACACGCTTGACTAAATAACAATACTGTTATCAATGGCATCAATCTGCTCATCGATTGTATTGGGTTGGTAGTCGGTCTCACGCCCCATATGACTTACCTAGGGCTGTAAATGATCCATCTTTGTTAATTGGAATAAGCGTAGGGGTCATGTTTTTACCATTCCATTCAAGAATTGCAATACCCATCTGCCAATTGGCTAATCCTTTGGTATAAGAGGCCTTGGCCTTATTCATAAGGTTTCCTACTTCAATGCCGTATAAAGGTCTGTAATGGCCACCTAAGCCCTCTGAGAAGGCACTCATGCCTAACTTATGGGTGTGGCCACAAACGACTGATTTACCCGCTTTACGGGCTAAATTAAGAGCTGTGATGCCAGCGTTAGGATTGCTATTACCCTCATCGCCATGAGCCAAGATCCAACCCTTTTCAAATTCATAAAATGATTTGTGGAATGTGATTCCCATGGTTGCAAAATCCATGAACTTTTCATATTGGAGTTCAGGTAGGCTAATTAAGCCAGGAACTTTAAGTAAAGTATTATACAGACGATCCGTATGATTTGAACGGACTATGTGCGCTTCTTTGGCGTTTTCTGTTAGATCCCAAAGAATCTCTTGAGTAGTTGTGCGATCCCTGTGAAGGGTCTGCTCATAAGCCAAAGGTGTTTTCTCAGCCCAACGACTAATTGTCTGAAAATCAATTTCATCGCCGACACAAAGGGCACTATCAAACTTCTCTTTTCTTGCTAATTTGATTACATTTTTAACTGCTACTTCATGGTGAAACGGAATCTGTAGATCCGATATTACCAAGTATCGCTTAATAAATTAATCCTCATCCTCATCGTCATCATAGAATGGAGTTATGTCGGTATCGGCTGTTATTGGTAATAACCATTCCGGCATAGTTGATTTACAATCCATCAACCCCATTGCTACTTCAACGCTAAAACCAGCCCTACGCAATGATTGATAATACTCATGTAGCGCAATGGCGTGCATATCCATAGCCGTAGTCTCTTTACGAGCTACTGATCTACGGCGGCGTGCTGGTTTCTTTTTGGCTGCCATAGTTAAAGGTTACTTCTTCTCCGTAATAATCCTTAAGATTTCCTCTTGGCGTGTTTCAATTCTTGCTAAACGATCTGCAAGTGAAGATCCACCATTAGGAGTTAAAGTCCAAAGCCATCCTTTAATAAGATAACGAAGACCCGTGAATAAAGCGACTAAGACGGCGGAGATGCCGGCGGCGAAACCAGCCCACTCGGCCGGTGTCACTCTTTAGAACCAACACCAAAGTGATTATCGTCTGGATTCAGTGCCCTGATAATTGGTGCCAAGAAAGCGATAACTCCAGCTTTAACAATGTCTGCTGGCTTGCCATCTGGATTAGTCATGTAAACAGTAAATACAGCTACAAATAATGCTCTTGCATATGAGTTAAGAGCTGCTGTCCATTTCTTTGATAGTTTCATTGTTGCTCCTCATCTGGGATGTCGATTTCTTCAACAATATTGTTATTTGGTTTGGATGGGTCAAAGCCACCAATGCCAAAGGTAGTTAATTTAGTCATTTCAAGCTTTCCTCACAGACACACACATTGCCGTTTGAGTTTTAATTACAGAAGTAGCGGTTGCAAATGCTCCCGTTACTGAAGTTTGAGCGTACCCCGCCGTATAATAATTCACATTCGAACCATAGAGCGGAAGTCCTAATACACCGGGACTTGTTGGGGATACTATTGAGCTAAAATTATTTGTACTAGCTGATGTTTGAATGCAAGCTGCAAACCAATAAATGCCAGCATTTAAAGTTTGATTTATAGTTATTTGATATGGGCTACTCGCTGCTGTCGCGCTTACTGTTCCAGCATCTAAAATAACCGCATCTGGAAGAGCATTAGTATTTGAATAAATGCCTAATCTTACTACTGCTGTTCCAACAAAAGCCGACCCAGTTAAAATTGCAATTCGGTCAAGAGTAACACTTGCCGGAACAGTTAAAGGAGTATAAAAAGTTGTAGTTCCTGCTAATGTCGCGAGCCCCGTTGCATTTGCGCTTCTGTAATAATTTAAAGAAATCCAATCAAGACTTTTTGCATTTCCAATATCATAGGCAGTCTTAACCGCGTTAGGCGTAGCGGCAGTTGTTGTAGAAGTTGATGATGTCGAATCGGTTAATTGCAAAACTCCAGCAGTGGATGTAGATCCAGCACCAACGCTTAAAGTTAAATTAGAAGATAATGCTCCACCACCTGATAATGGTGAAGTCGTTGAAATTGTGCGAGATGTTTGCACAATGTCAGTTTGATCAATCCCGATTACAGCAGCTGATGAAGTGCCTGTATTGGTGATAGGAGCAGTAACTGATACAACACCAGATGATCCTGCTGCGCCTGTTGCGCCAGTATCGCCCTTTGCTCCTGTTGCGCCTGTGTCGCCCTTATCGCCTTGAATTCCCTGTATACCTTGAGATCCTGTTGCACCTGTTGCTCCAGTTGCTCCAGTAGCACCAGTTGCTCCTACAATTCCTGCAATGCTAAAGTTCCAAGCGTTGTGAGAACCGCTACCAACTGCTGTATCAACAGTAATAATCATAGTGCCACCGCCTACATAGTTGGCAGGGCCTTCCATATAATAAGTTGGGGTATCAGAATGGATTGCTCTGATTCTGTCGCCAGTAATAAACGCACCCGCGTAACCACTAACAAGAGTAAAGGTCTTTAGACCTGTACCGATGGTAATAGTTGAAGTTGAAGTTACTCCTGAATAACCTGCGCCTGTTGCGCCAGTAGCACCAGTTGCTCCAGTAGCACCAGTATCGCCTTTTGCTCCTGTTGCGCCAGTTGCGCCTGTTGCGCCTGTTGCGCCTGTTGCGCCAGTAGCACCAGTTGCTCCTGTCGGCCCTTGAACTCCTACACTTGCAATTTCAACTTTATTATTTACTGGGGTTACTACAACAGAATTAACAACTTCGGTAACAACTAACGTTTCACTCATTTGGTTACCTCAGCTGAAACCACCACCACGCCTTGGATTAATCTAGTTTTTACGGAAGTTGGTGAGGTAATTTCTAGATCATATAAAAAAGTGTCTGCAGACAATGCTGCAGTTTGAGTTGCCGACATGGTTATACTTACTAAACCAGATGCTCCTGTTATTACAATTCCATTAGAAGGACTTGACAAAGATAATACAGCCGTTGCAGAATCATAATCTAGTCTCAATTGCATAGCCGCCGTGTAACCAGTTAAATTTATTGCGGCTCCGGTTGAATCTTTATATGTTACCGCAAGGGTATATGTAGATCCTTGATCTACTAATATATTGTATGTACTAGCCAATTTTTCCCCCGATCAAAGGTATTTGAAAGAATGAATTATCTTGATCGCCCTTGTCAGTAAAACTGACATGAATGTGATGATTGTGTGCATTTATACCAACATATGGTCGCCATTCCCAACCCTTTTTAGGTGAAGCAATTTTGCCCATATGAATTACATAAGATATACGCCGATCAGTTTTCCCGGCGAGACGGATTTGGTCAGCAAGATACACTGATAATCCTTTTTGTTGTGAAAGATCAGCATCAATATCAATGGCTCTGACCACCCCGCTTGTCCAGTCTGGATTGTGATCTGACACCCCTGCGGAATGACGAGCATCCCCCAACCAGCCATCAGACTTTCTATCCCGATCGGGAAACCAGTCATCGACTTGTTCCCTCATTTGTACAGCTGCTTTTGATAACCAAGGTTTCACTTACGTATTTTCAGATTTTCTGGTAATGGCTTTTCATAATTCCAAGATTCAACATAATCGCCAAAACCATCTGAATCATTACGCAAAGATATAGTACCATCAATAAAAGAAGTTTGATTTTCTAATAGTTCAGGATAAATAGATACAATTTCATCAAATAAAGTTTTTTCCATTTTATGCCCCCAAGTAAGTCATTGAGCAGCTGCTCATTTGAGTATCCGAATTGTCACCATAAATGTTTACATTTGTTCCCGAAGTTTGAGTTACATATATTTCAACATAATCACCTGCGGCAACATTTATGACATAAGAATAAGTTGCTACCATTGTTCCTGCTGTTGTCGGATAAAAATGTGATGATTTTACAACTGAACCATTTTTATAAACTTTTAATTGACGGACTCCAGCATTTGATTGATCTGCCCAGTTGATAATTGGGCTAATTTGCCAATAACCACCTTTTCCAGTTGGGATTGTAAATCTTGAAGTATTAGAACTATTATCATGAATTGCATCAGTATCAAATGCCTCTACATCCCAAGTTACCGCTGTTGCAGTTCCACTTGATATTGTCTGTGCGCCTGATTTTGATACACTTGCCCCTGCAAAAGAACTACCACTAGATGGCGTACTCCATTTCAAACCTGTGGATGCAGTGCTATCAGCAGTTAAAACTTGACCATTTGTTCCTACTGCTAATCTTGCAACTGTGTCAGCTGCAGTGGCAGCAATGATGTCGCCTTTAGCGTCAACAATGTTTCCTGAAATTGGATTGCTTGCAGATTGATTTGCCCATACTGAACCGCTATAAACTTGAATAGAATCTGTGTCTTTTAAGTAACAGGCGTTACCTTCTTGCGGTGATGTAACCGCTGCGTCTCTAGCTGTAGCATTGGCAAACACCCAAATGCCTTGCATGAGGTATCCATTAACATCAGTTGCAGTAAGCACATCTCCTGTGTTATATGTCTTAAAACCTAATCCTGCTGCCATATTGTATTACTCCTTAGTAGCTTAGTGTATTGGTTCCCAAGACACCATACAAACTGGATCCTATTATAAATCCATCGATTATTGGTTCAAGGGTGGTAAATGTCGTTCTCCATGAGTTAGGGGTAATTTTGTGTTCTACCCCAAATACCTGGAGAGTTTTGGTTATTGATGTTGTTGATGTTCCAGATCCGGGTTGGGTTGTTGTGACTGTTACTGGATCGAAATAATCTAGGCTTAAAGCGGCGGTAATACCTGCGTCATAATTTTCTGTGTAAAGATTAAGCGTGATGGCATCACATCGAATTGAAGTTTCAGCATGGCTAGCCACATAAGCCAAGGCATAATTAAGAGCTTCTTGAGTTGTTTGCATTAATAAATTTTGTTGAGTATAACCATGGGTAAAATACTTTGTAATTGAGGCCGCATTGCTGGCATTTTGAGTGGCCAATCCTGTAGCAGTTATATTGGCGTAATTAACCACCTGGGCATCATTTAATAACCATAAAGCATATTCATATGGAATCTGGGTGCCATTATCATTGAATGAGGTCGATGTTGCATAAACGCTAGAAGTAGTAAATTTGCGGTCTTGAAAAATAATTGATCCTGAAGCATCAACATAAAATGCGCCATATTCAGACAATTGAACAGTTTGACAAGCTGCCAACACAGATCGAGCACTTCCGGGATCGGCCTGTAAAGTTGTTTGACCTGCATCAATATCACGCATTGATTGTGGCCATGAGACCTGATCTAATAATCGATTGATTCTGGTACCAGATAATTGACCTGCACCGGAATCTGCCACAGTAGTAATTTGAGCATTGTTAAGCAATCTGAGCGCATCAACAGCTGTAATAACTGTATATGCCACATCACCAACTTTTTGTGGCGTTATGGTGTTATACGCTGTAATAAATCCCGAAAAGATTGGATAAGTTACTCCTGAATAAGTTGCAGTAATTTGCACTTTACGCATTGGACTTAATAAATTGTAATATGGTCCTGAAGTATTTTGAGGGTTAAAATCACCATTTTGATCAACTAAACGAAGGGTTAGGCTTCCAGTAAAGAATTGATCGGCAATAGCATTACGACCTCGGGATGTAAATATTGAATCTACTTGGCTTGATACATCGACAATCACAGCTGTGGAATCAGCAAGAATGTTTGTTCCTAAAATACCTGAACCAATAATAAATGCCTGACCAAAACTTGGCCCGGTTGAGAAGTTAATAAAGGCGTTAACCTTTGGAAGTGCCATTATAAGAATCCAGCCGGAGCGGTAATTCCTAAACTCACATTGTTTTCAAGGGTTGCCTGTTGAACCATTTGGTTAATCTTTTGTTGAGTATCAAATACTGGAGCATTGTAATTATTGATAATAGTAGTTCCGCCACCTGATGCAACTGCCGCTGTTGCTCCTGGCACATATGGTGATTCTCTGAATGCGCCGTAATTAGAAGCGTTTTCAAATGCGTTAAATAACTTATCAGCTGCTTGAGATGCCGCCTCAGCAAACTTAGTTGAAGCTGCTGCCGCATCCAATTGTTTATTGTATAAAGCGGCTAAAGATGAATCTTGATCCAATAAAGCTAGTTTTGCTTTTATGCGTAATTTGGTTTCTTCATCGGTAGCTGCTGCTAAAGCTGTTTGAAGGTTAATGCGCTCAGTGTCAAATTTATTGGCGAGATCCGTTAATGCGAGTTTGGCTTTATCTTTAGCCAATAATTGAGCCGCAATACGATTCTTTTCTTTAATTAAAGCGAGTTCTTTTTGATTGCTTACATAATAATCATTTGAAGTTTGACCACCTTGATATGAGCGACCCGCTCTTGGCATATTATTTTTGCCAAGTGATTCTTTGCCTAAATTATAATAAGCAGATACAACTGGGGCAATGCTCAGCAATTTATCTAATACATTGGTATTGCCAATTTTAAGGGTAGTAAATTGACCAACTTTGCTTATGAGAGCACCAAAGCCGGCAACCAGATTGGCCACAATTCCGGCAAGATTTTCCATGTCGGTTGTGAAACTCTTTAAGCCATCTTTATTTGTGCCAGACGATAAACCAGCAAGAATGCCTTGGCCAATAATTTCTTTTGAATTTGCCAGTGATACATTTAACTGATCCATTTTGCCGGCATAAGTACCTAATCGAGCCGCAGCTTGTCCAGAAAACTTTTTAGATAAAGAATCAAGTATTTTGTTCATATCGCCACTGGCTAAGGTGGTTTTATCTATGCCGGCACCTAGACGACTAAGAGCTGTGGTTTGCCCTGTATACCCTTTGGCTAAAGCTGCTGAAACCTCTTCAACCGATTTGCCGGTTGCTGCACTTATATCTAAAGCAACTCCTAAAGCCCTTTGGCTTTGAACCAATGATCCATTAGAGGTGATCAAAGTCTGAAATGCCGGTCTTAGTTGATCATCCAATACACCATACATTTTTTGAAGTTTGGCAATGTAATCTTCAACGCTTTTATCAGCATATCCGTAGCCTAAATTTTTTAACTGGATTTCTAAAGCTTTGGCTGCTTTCTCATCATTTATAAATGCAGCAGCGGATGATTTACCAAATGCGTATATTTTTTGAGCAGCAAATACCGAACCAAGAGTTTTACCTAATTGCTTAAGTGATTTTTCATAATCGGTTAATTGCTTCTGACCTTTGGCTAAAGCCTTGCCATTGTAAGTCGTTGTTGCACTAACAAATATATTTGTCATTTGGGCTGAGCCGCCTTATTAAATTTAGTTATTGCTTTGTTTATTGCATCAATCACAGCTGGTACTACTTTGCCATTATCTTGAGCCCACGCTTTATAAACTAAGCGGCCTTTTTGTTTATCTGCCCCGGCAAGCGATCCTTGCATGTTGCGGATAAATGTTTGACCGGCAGTTGGATTTGATGAATGAGAATATCTGTTGCCACCTTTGCCTTTGCGACCTACCCATGGTTGACCATTTGGATTCGCTCTACCAGCAGTCTCATAAATGGCTCCGGCGGCCGTATTGTTGGCTACATAAAATGCGCTTTTGAAACCATTGTCGTTTTTATTTGTGGTTCCAGCGGAATATCTAATTCCTTTTTCAATAGAACCTTTATTAAATCCACGATTTTCCCATGTGCCTTTTTGATTCATCCAGCCGGACATGGTTTGAAAAGGTACATAATTTCGGGCTTTATCCCGTACAGGTAACATAACAGCTTTAATTTCCGCTTGCATTTCTTTGTAAATCTCCGGATTAAATTGCTTCATAGCTCTCTTAGTCTCAGCGAGACCTTTTACGACTACTGGCATTTTTAATCTCCTGTGCTCTGTCTTTGAGAACTTGGATCATGGCATCAAATACCGGTTGATCAAGTTCAATCAAATCTTGGGGCGCAATTCCCGTTTCAACCGCCAAACTGGCAATCAAATAGGTCATTGATCCCCGACCTAAAAATTTGTTTCGTCATCCAATACTTCGACCTTATTCAAAGTTTCAACAAACTCAAGGCCAAACATTGGGACTGTGACACCGGACTTCCGTAAGCATTCCCATGCTAACCAGTAAATATCTGATTGGCGTTCCTGCTCACGGAAAGTCTTGTGAATCCCTGCTTTGAAATGAAGTTCAAAGGCCATTTCGATCGCTGGAGTAATCTGATGTTCAGTTACTTCTCCAGTAGCCCTTGTGATACGAAGTTTAGCCATTAACCTTTATCTCCTTAGAATGTTCCTGTTGTTGTCTGAACAATAGTGCTATTGCATGTGAATGTAATACTTGAATTTGAGATGTCGCCAACTGCGCCATTCAAAGGTTGCAAGTTATTTATCAAAACAGTAGCTGTGTAAAGTGGGTTTGTTGCTGAAACAGCAGTTCCCTTCACTGGAATCAATACAGCTGTAACGGATGTGCCGTATGCTGATTGAAGAGTTGCTGCAACAGAAGAAGCTGCGAAATCGTTCAAGAAATTCAGAGTAATTGTTGATGACTCTAGACCCTTGCTGAATTTGTGTGCTGTATCACCTTGAGCAGTTACTTCAACTTCATCAAAGGTTTGTTGCAATGTAACAGAAGTAATGTGGTCAGATAGATCGATTGAGTTGATCTTTACGCCAACATTATTTTGTAGAAATATGGCCATTTTTATTCCTTGTCTTTAGGTGTGTCTTGTACTGCTGGCTTTGACTCTTTAATCTGACCTATCTTGATTAAAAACGCCAAATTCTCTTTTTCCCATGCTGCTAATTTGTCAGCATCTGTGTCTGCCATGATTAACTCCAACTCGTTAGTATGTCGAAATTTAGATCTACATTGAGCAGATCTCCTGAAGGTAATGATAATACCTGTGGGGCTGAAAATGCTGGAGCGTTATAAACTAAACCGGATCCAGCCAATTTTTGATATACGGTAATCATAAACTCTTCGATGGTTTGTAGATTACCTTGATTATCAAACATAGGTACAAATAAAGAAATTTTGAAATGAGCCGTTGGGCTGATAGTTAAATTTGAATTATCGTTACTTGTTAAATATGGATCAGCTGTGCCAACTACGATTGAATTGGCTAAAGGTGTTGCTGGTGGATAAGAAAAAACTGACCACACGCCATCATTGGCAAGAGCCGTGGCGATTGTAGATCTGAGTGTAGTGATTGCCGCTGTCATTAGCCGACCATTGATCGAGGGCTTGTGTAAGGGGCAATTAGACCCTGTACACGGCTCATTAAACTACGACCCATCTTGTATGGACTAGGTTGGAAATCAACGGCAGTTCCACCGGTTGCTGGAGTCTGCCGAGCTTGCCAGATGTCCACCGCTAACATCATGGCCGCCTCACGAACTGCTGGAGTGCTTGCATATGAAGTCTGTTTTGTATCTACACCAGATGCTTTGCCGTACGGAACGATAAGGTGGTAAGGGTCATCAGCAGCTGTAACAGAATACTGAATAAGACTGTAACCCCTAGGAAAATTGTAATTATTCCAAGGAAAAAAAGTGAAATAAGGAAAAGTAGTAGACCCGACAGACCAAGGATAGGTAGAAGTAATAGTTTTAGTACCATTGTAAGTAGCCCCTGAATTAGTAATAGTAACTGATTGACCTGCTGCATATGATCCGGCCGATGCAAGAATAAGAGTAGCCACATTTTGGCTCAAGGCAGCCGCAACGACTGGAACTGAATCAAACCAAAGATAAGAATTTAATAAATCCTCAGCTGTTTGACAACATTCCTCAACAACAGAATCT